TTTAGATGCTCTCTTTTAAGCCTTTATTGAATAACCTAGCGCTATTCACATAACCTTTATTTAATAACCTGTTTTTCTATAACGAATATAAATATACTTTTTTAGTTAAAAAAATTTCCGTTTTGAAACTTAATAAAATTTACTGTGAAATCTTTCTTTATGACATTAACCACCTTAGTAATGTGTTGTGTTTTGGTGTCAGTCATTTCCCTAATTAAAATATATAGGGCCTTTTTATTGAATATTTCTATATTTTTTCTTTCATCAAATAACCTTAAAACTGCATGGGCTATTCGTCTGTCTCTATTTGACCTAAATCTTTCATCAACTTTCGATGAATAGTATTTAGAAAACCTTTCCATAAATACGTCTAAGTCGTCTCTATATTCCTGTAGAGTTGATTCTGTCTCTAAATCTCTTTCTCTATCGATGGTTATTATGGGCTTCTTTGTTTTTAGGTCTCTATAATTTTTATTGTTGTTTTGAATCAAGTAATTTTTTGCAACAATACTAAAGTATGAAAAAGCCTTTCCTTTTCCCTCCTTAAATTTTGGTAACTTTTCCAACATAAAAGCTATAACCTCATGTTGTACCTCTTTTGGGCCTCCATCAAAATAATAAAACTTAAATGTATGTATAATGTTTTCTGCCAGCTTCATTAGTGGTTTATGAATAAATTCATTATACACCTTATTTTTTAAGTTTTGATCCGGTTCCTTGTTATATGCTATTATCGCTCTTTCTGTCTCAAGCGTAAAATACATTTTGCTTTTTCTTGGCCTACCTCTCTTAGTCTTTTTTGCCTCCTCTTCTGCCCTTCTTCTCTCTGCCTCTAGTGTTTCGTAAAATAATATAACGGGACTATTCGTCTTTTCCAAAAGCATCCTCCAATCTTTTTATTTCTTTCTTTATCATATTAAATGTTGTTCCAACTTCATCGTCTGATTCAAACATTTTTTTACCATCGATCTCTTTTATTTTTGATAATATGGAAACAAGAGAATTTCTAACTGAATTTACCCATTCGAAACTTTCTTCATTTGCATCTTCTAGATCTTCATTTTTTCTAAAAAGATTCCAATTAACATATAATGAAACCAATAATAATATAGATACTACATAAATCATTATTTATCTCCAAATAAATCTTTAAACATATCTTGAGCAGAATTAGATTCTGTTGATAGTTTAGATTTCTTAGTGTACGGCTTTGGATTATTACTAAATGCCGTTTTTACTTTATCTTTATTTTTCCAATTTTCATATTCTATTCTAGAAGCCATGTGATCTGCATGGTGCAATACAATCGGTAAATTATTCCATAAAGCTTTTTCTTTTCCCCAAGGTTTAAGATAAGAATCGTTTGCAGAATCATAAACTCCGTCGTGGGTAAGTATTCCTATCATTTCATTTTGAGAGAAAGTAATTCCATAATTAGACAATAGCCATATACTTCTATGGGGTACTGTCATGTGTTGAATATTTGGATTCGGGTCATATATTTTACCTTGATTCTTTCTGTGCCACTCACTTGGATTAGGTACATAATATTCGTTTTCATTGTCACCAACTTTTCCAAGGTCATGGTTCAAGGCACAAAACATAAGTTCTTCTTTGGTGTAATTGCTCATGTCAGCTCCCATACTAGACCAAAGATCGTACAATTGTTCAGAACAATCCATAACTCTTAATACATGGTCAACGTATCCACCAGCAAAACAATTGTGAAAGTGTTCTATGCCAGAGGCTGGAGCTAACATCATGCGATTGGCAAAACCATTGTACATTTCTAAAAGAGCTCGTTTTCGTTCACCATCAAAATTCTTATCAATCTTTGATAGTATATTATTCCAGTTTTCTAATAATTGATGTTCTGTTAAATTCATAACTTATTCTCCATAAAGATTAAATGTTCTTACAGGTTCAGGTTTCTTTTCTACCTTATCTATAGAATATGCCTTTCCGTCAAAAGCTGCCAAGTAGTAGTCTCTACATCCAGTCTCTTGAAAGCACCATTCCAGCCCATCTGTTAGGGATTCAAATACAATGTCTGTTCTACCAACAGGCTTCCATCTATCTCCAGGAGGCACTCTTTCTAATACGTGGGTTTTTTGTTCTATATATTCCATAACTAATCAAATAATAGTGTTAATTGTTTTTTGTCTTTTTCTTTATTTGTATCTTCAATTTGACCAAAGGCTTCTCTTACAGATGATTCATGATAACCTAATGCGTGGGCCATTCTAATACAAATAGTTTTGAATTCTTTACAAGTCATTTCGTTTGGTAATTTCAATTCTATAGACTTTGCTTCTTTAGTATCATTACCTCTTTTGTAAATTAAAAAATCGTATTCTTTATCCATTTTAAAAATTTCTCCAAATATCTTATTGGTAAAATTAGTATTAGTATCAAAAGGATTGTTCCTATAGTTATTGTTGCTGCAACTAAAACTATAAAGGCAACTATAAATTCTTCTAGTAATCCTTTCATATTGATATAATATAATAAAAATTTTTCAAACGGTAAAATTATTTTTGATATTTTTTAAGATAATCTTCTCGGTCAAAGTTTCTAGGAAATTTTGCAGATGCAACCTTTGAATGAAACTTTATCTGACTTAAAATAGGCTTCTTATCTTTTTTCCACCTAGTTTTCTCTAGCTGTTTCTTTAACGCGTGTAACTGAAGAGCTGCTACAGTCATAAGTTTATCTTTCTCTGACTTAGTCATTCTTTTTGATTTTTTTCTTTCTTCTGTTTCTGTTGGGCTCAAAGTACCCTTTAATTCTGGTACTTCAACTCCTTTGTGATAGACGTTTCCGTCTTTGTCAACAAATTCTGCCATAAGGGTCCAGCCTCTAGGCTTGTCTGATTTTTTGTATGGTGTTTCTATAGGTCCAACCATTTCTTGTACGCAATCGTGGCAAGTTACCGCGGTAGCGTCTTCTCCACACTTTGCCATTTGACCACAAATTTTACACTCCATCCACTTATACACTGCGCCTTCTCTTTCGTTCCAAGCGGATCCTTTTCTGTATTCTACTCTATATATTACTTCTTCTTTTTTCATAATAACCCTTTTTGTCTTAATTGTCCAACCTGTACCCTAGTTAATTTTCCAGCCTTTAATTGTCCTTGCCAATATGCCTTATCTTTGTCTTTATATATCTCTAAGTTTTCAATTTTTTCTTCTTTTTGCTTTTCTTTTTCTAACATTTCTTCTATGCCTTCAGACTCGTCGTACTCTTCATCTTTTGGGTCAAGCCAAGATTTTGGCATTGGATATGTTTTATTAAATTCCATGCCTTCTGGTACAGACATTACAATATCTTTTGGCTTTAATTGACTAAATGCAAAATTAGCTGCTACAACTAGGGCAATAGCTAATGGATCAAATACAAATATGATAAGTAATAAAAACCAATTAACAACTTGTCCCATGTCTTTACCAGTTGTCTCTGCTAGATATTTTAATGGTCCAAGTTCTCTTTGTTCTTCATTACCTATTTGTTCATTTAGAATTACCATATCTGTTTTTGTGATAGAGTCTGTTATGGATTCTAATTTTAGGTTAACTTGATTTCTATCATTTAGAGTTCTAGCTAATTCATCTTGTAAAGCTCTTCTTGCTGAACTTGATGTTGTAGTAATAAGTTGTCCTGATTCTTTATCGATATATTGTACTTGTGCTGGGTTAGAAAGAGATATTCTTAAATCAGAAATAGACTTAGTTAAACCAGCCTTTTCTATTTTAAGGTCTTCTTTTGTCTCTTCAAATCTTACCTGTTTTTGTTCTAATATCGCTAATGATTTGTCTAATAATTCAGACTTTGTTGCAGTATCTTGATAAGCACCAGATAGGAAACCATAAATACCACCACTAGTAATAATTATCAAAATAAAACATGCAATTGATAGGTAGGTTCTAAGCGCTTTATTTATAGTATCCCAATATTGGTATAACAAAGATGCAACAACAAGCTTTGCAAATTCAAGACTACCAGCCATAATAATTACTTGAGTACTGGCTCCGGCAAATAGTTTACTCAATCCAAAAACAGAATAAAATGCTGCTGATCCCGATACAGCTAGCGCTGCTAAGGCAATAACAAGTGGAAAAATTCTTTTCTTCATACTAATAAGTATTATTCTTTAACTAAAAAGTGATAGGTATAAAGAATAAGGTCCGGATCTATTGGTTCTTCTGTTTTCGAAATTGCTGCGTGGCCAGATGCTTTTAATATCTTTTCTAGTTTATCTAATGGCTCTTTACTTGTAGAGCAAATTGACAGTCTATTTTTATTTAAACTGACATTGATTGAGCTTGGCGATAGGTTCGCCGCATCAAAAAAGTCAGAATAATTTA